GATGGATGATTCTGGTAAGGAGCATGATGTTGTTCATACGAATCATTCTGGTGCGATTATTGCGTTAGAGACTAAGGTTGGTACTGGTGATTCTAATGCTACGGCTAATGCTGTGCTTATGGGTACTGGTTCTGGTACGTCTGCGTGGGATGCTACTCCTACGTTTACTGGGGATGTTACGATTCCTGACGGTGATTTGATTTTGGGGTCTACGGCTGTTACGTCTACTGCTGCTGAGTTAAATATACTTGATGGTTCTGGAACTTCTTGGACTGAAGGTACGCCATCATGGGGTGGCGTATCAGTAGGTAACGCATCAACTAATACGATAAGACATATTGTGATTGGTAAAGTTTGTGTTGCACAATTTAAGATAATTTTTGGAAGTACTACTTCAGTTACTGGAACTGTTACATTAGCACCTCCTGTAGATGCTGACTACGATCATTGGCAAATAGCTGGTACTGGTTGGTTCCATGACACAAGCCAAGGAAAGATACATCAGGGTCAATGTGTAGTAGTTAGCGCAACACAAATTAATTTTTATGGTTGGTACATTGGTTCAGGTAATTATTCGTATGCAGGGGGGGTAGGTCCAGCAACACCTGCGCCTTCATGGGGAACAGGTGACAGTTTCACAGGTCAAATAGTGTACAGGGTGGCATAATGAATTTACGAAACGAATTGTTAGATCCAGAAACTATTCCAAATGAATGGTTAATTGAACGAATGAAAGATCAACGTAATGTATTATTGGTACAAAGTGATTGGACTCAAGTAATTGACAGTCCTTTAACCGACAGCAAGAAAGCTGAATGGGTTACATACAGGCAACAACTACGAGACTTCCCAGCAACATGGACTCCTGCCGACACCGCTAACTTCCCAGATCAACCAAGTTAGGAAGGTTATGCGTGGCTGGCGTAGCATACCGTACCTCAACAGACTACAGAAACTCTGGGGCTTACCGAGAGTCAAGCGTTACCGTATCTCCTTCAACAATAGCGTGTACTGCGACTGTACCGGCTGTAACCGTAACAGCCTTTGCGAATGTTGCCGCTGCGGTAATTGCAGGTACGACAACTGTACCTGCTACGACTGTAACAGGGACAGCTAATGTAAGTCCTAGCGTTATAGCGACTAGCGCTACTACGCCATCAGCTACAATATCAGGTACAGCAAGTGTTGAACCTAGTGTTATTGCTGGTGTTGCTACAACCCCATCTGCGACTATATCTGGCACAGCGAGTGTAGCACCTAGCGTCATTTCTACGGCTGCTACAACGCCTTCTGTGACCGTTACAGGTGACGCTGGTATAGCACCTTCAGTGATTGCTGGAACGTCTACAGTGCCGTCTGTGACTGTTAGCATGGACCAGAACATAACAGTTACTGTTATACAGGCATCTACGTCTGTAGATCAACTGTTGTTCCACCGTAAATACGTTCCTGTGTTTGAGAATACAGTACCTACGTTAGATGTTACTAGGTTTCCTGTGATTAGTCCTGCTAGGAACTTGCGGAGATTCTATCCTCCGACGGCTAGAGGGGTTAATATATTTATATTAAACGATGGGTCGGTAACGACCCGACAACCGGCAGACATGAGTACAGTTTCTCGGACAATATATGGTGGGCATGAATCCCCTACTGATTTAACGCAAGATGAATTGGACTTGTTAGCAAATGCAGGATATGGAACAGAGGTAGTAGGCTATGCCACGGTATGACTATAAATGCACACAATGTGGAAACGTTGAAGAAATAATACATGGCTTTAATAATGAGCATTCGTTTCATTGCGTTACTTGTGGGCGAGCAATGAGTAAACTTATTTCAAGTGTGAACATTGCGCCTTCTGCTATGCCTTCTCGTAATTCTGTTATTGATTTAGACGCTACGAAGAAAGCTGAGAAAGCTAAAGATGCTGACATGTCTGCGTATAAGCGATTGCGTCAGAGCGGTTTGCAACCTAAAACAATTAATGGTTCAGCGCATTTAGAAAAGCACGCTGAAACTAAGAGCGAGGTTCAGGCAGGTCGTTTGTATTCTAGTGATGCGAGTAGGAAAGAAAGCGAAAGACTTATGAATAGTATTGAGGCGTTATGACTGCTCAAACGTGGATAGATGAAACTAAGAACTTGTTGTTAACTGATTATGTTGAAGAACATGACCAGTTATCAGCAGATTTAGGTACAAGTGATACGACTGTAGGGTTTACTTATGACAGTTCTAGCATTGTTCAAGGATCAATTATTGAAGTAGGCACTGAGCTAATGTACGTTTTTAGTGTTAACGCTGTTACTAACGACGCTGTTGTCAAGCGTGGCTTTCGAGGCACAACCGCTGCTTCGCATAGCACAAATGATCTAGTCACTGTTAACCCTAAGTTTCCTACACAGCTTGTGTTAAACGCTATTAACGATGAGTTAGCTGATTTGTCATCTCCGCAAAATGGTTTGTATCAGATAAAAACAGTTGAGTTTACTTACAACATATCTCAAGATGGATACGACCTTACTGGCGTAACTGACGACGTTCTGACTGTGTATCAGGTGACGTACACTGATGACGGTTCTGAGAATACTGAGCCGGTGTTGCCTGCGTGGACTTTGCGACGAGATCGAAAGACAAGTTCATTTGCTTCAGGTTACGCTTTGATTCTTCATGATGACGCTAACTCCGGGCAAGCAGTTAGAGTACAATATAAGACAGGGTTTACTGCGTTGGCTGCTACGTCAACAGCCTTAAGCACTGTTGGATTGCATTCATCAGCGTATGATTTGCCGTCAGTTGGGGCAGCGTTACGGTTAATGTCTACTCGACCTGTCCGACGTGAATTTATTGATGAGCAAGGGTCTAGTCGTAGAGCAGATGAGGTTCCTGCCGGTGCTATATCTGCTTCTATGCGTGACCTTAGAGCGTTGCGTGATACTAGAATAAATGCTGAAGCTGCTAGGTTAGATCAGCAATATCCAACGTATTGGATGAGGTCAGGGACTAAAACGCAGAACTCTTTTTATAGAGGGGTGTAAATGGTTCACAGAGCTGAACGGCTACCAGTTACATTAACGATAGATGCTGATGCACGTTCATACAATATTGATGTTGACCAGTATCGTCGAACGACTATCCCTACGTTGCGTGAGCAAAGAGATACGTCTAACGAACCCGGTGAGCAGTCAATAAGTTCTCAGTTTTGGTTGAGGTCGCAGACTGATTGGTCGTTTGGTGCTGGGCAAACGTTTTACGATTATGCTAATTCTAATCGGTCAAGGTTTAGTGCTTCGTCTGGTGTGGATGTGTGGACCGAGGGGCAGATTAGTTTGTTGCCTATTTGTGAGTCTAAAAATGACACGTTTGCGTGGACTGATGTGAAGATGAAAATGCTTGGGTCGTACATGTATGTGGCTCAAGGAACTAACTTGTATTTCTCTAACTCGTTTAACTCTGCTGACGCTGATGTGAACTGGTCAACGGTTACAGCTTTGGCTAGTCCGCATGCAATAACTGATATTGCGTCTGACGGCACGAATGTGTTTATTGCGTATGGGTCTAACAGAGCTGCTGCTACTGTGGTTGTCGGTTCAACTAGTCAGCCTACGTCGTTAGGTTCTCATACACCTGATTTTATTCGCATTGTTGGTGGAAGATTGTTTTTCTTAGATGGTTCTAACATTTCTGAGATAGCGTCAAATGGTAACAAGGTTTCTAGCAGCATTGACCATGATTTACCGCACGCTGGAACATGGGTTACTGTGTGTTCAGGTCCGGTAGGTTTTTACGCAGCGGAAAACACAAATGATACAGGTTCAATTAAGTTTATTTCTGTAGCTGCTGCTGATGGTTTGCTTGACGAACCACAACAAGTAGCTGAATTGCCTAGAGGCGAAAAGATTAACGACATGGTTTCCTACGCTGGTATTCTTGCGTTAGCGACTACTAAGGGTTTGCGTATCGCTGCTATGGATGCAGGGTCAGGATCAGTAACGTATGGTCCTGTCATTGATGACGTTGGGCAAGTATTTAGTTTGGCTGCTGATGAACGTTTCGTATGGTTTGGTGGCGGTTCCGGAAAAGTGTATCGAGCTGATTTGTCACGATTTACCGAAACGCTTGTTCCTGCTTGGGCGGCAGATGTAGTGTCAGTTAAAGATGAAACGGCTGGTGGTGCTGATGCTTCGCCAAGTAACGTTATGTTTATTGCTAGGGCTTTAGGCAAAACGTATTTTACTGATTCTACTAATGGTGTGCAGGGTGAGAAGTCTACTGGTGAGTTGGTTGCGTCTGGTACGTTAACGGTTGGAGATGTGAGTTGGAATAGCCAGTTTGATAAGGTGTTGCGTAACTTTGAGATACGTTACGCTCCGTCATCTTTGTCAGCTACAAGCAATCAGTACAGTGAGTCAGGTGTAGGGTACAGCGGTAGTGGTACTCAGTATGCTGGTGCTTCGTCTAGCGCTGGTGGTTCGATAACTGCAACGGTTACGAATGATGAGAACGTTAGTGTTACGACAAGTAATTTGACTAATAAGACTGCTACGAACATTACGACGCTTGTTCCTGAACTATCTGAAGCGTTTAAGGTGCAACTGAATTTAACTAGGGATTCTGTAGTGACTGCTGGTCCTATTATTGAATCGTGGAGAATCCAAGCGTTCCCTGCGCCTACAAGAGTAGATGAAATAATTGTCCCAATTATTCTTAAGACAAGGGTTGCTACGTCTAGAGGTAGAGGTTCCGCTATTGGGTACGATACGAAAGCTGAATACAATGCGTTAAAAACAGCTATGGCTAATCGGGAGATCATAACGTATCAAGAAGGTTCGCAAACTGACACTTGCGTAATTGACCAAATTGCTATGTCAGCAGAGAAATTATCTGATGATGGCAACTGGTGGGAAGGGGTATGCACCCTTCGACTACTAACTGTCCCCTAGAATGGTATATGACCAAAATTCTTTACTACGACATTGAAACAGCGCCTAACTTAGCGTATGTGTGGGGGCAGTACCAGCAAGATGTTATAGCGCATGAGCGTGAATGGTACATGATGTGTGTGTCGTATCGTTGGGAGCATCAGAAACGCACGCATGTATGTGCAATGGTTGATTTCCCTGAAGCGTATACGAAAGACCCTGAGAACGATTACCATGTTGTAAAAAAATTGTGGGAATTAATTGATGAAGCTGACATCGTTATAGCCCATAACGGTGACAAATTTGATATGCGTAAAGCTAACGCTAGGTTTGTGAAGCATGGGTTAGGTCCAGCCTCACCTGTTAAGTCTGTTGATACGTTGAAAGTAGCTCGCAGGTATTTTATGTTTAATTCAAATCGTTTGAATCATGTGGGGCAACACTTAGGGCTTGGTCAGAAGGTAGATACGGGTGGCTTTCAGACGTGGGCTGGGTGTATGCGTGGCGATATGAAAGCTTGGAAGACTATGATTAAGTACGCTCGGCAAGATGTGGATTTGTTGCGTGATGTGTATTTGGCGTTGCGACCTTGGATGAAGAACCATCCTAACCTTAACATTGATACAAAGGAACATGCGTGTCCTACTTGCGGTTCATATAACTTGCAACGTCGGGGTTACAAAACAACTCAAACTACTTCGTATCAACAATGGCAATGCAATGATTGTAGGTCGTATAGCAGAAGTCGATTAGCTGAGAAAACAGAGAAACCCTCTATAGTTCCGTAACGTTTAGTTGTAATCTTAGCCTATGGCTAGGTTCTTTTTTGTGCTGTCTCGAATACTTTTTGCGTCAATGCTTGTCATGGCTTTGTTAAGCCCTGCATCAGCGCAAGAGAACGAGCCTGAAACAACGTGTGTAGATCAGGAAGATGAGGACAATACTGCGTGTACTGTGCATGTAAATGATTACGATGACTCACCTATTGTGTATATGACTGTGGAAGAGGATCAGACTGCTGTGGAAATCATTACCTATACATCATTGACATGCGATGACCATGAAACAGGGGAAGGAACAGACACTTACGCAGCAGACCCCTATCTTAAACTATACGACAGCGATGGGACAATTATTGGTGAGGATGATGACAGTGCTACTCACAACGTTAACGGCATGTGCTGGGATAGCTACTTGACCCTTACGTTAGATGCAGGGGACTATGAACTATTAGCTACCTCTTACAGTGATACGACTATTGGAACGTATACGTTAGAGTTCTCTGGTGTGAGCTGGTCGTTGTCTAATGACCCTGAGCCTGCGCCTGATCCTGAACCTACTCCAGAACCACAACCTACGCCTGAACCAACTTTTGAGCCTACGCCTGAACCTGTAGAGCCTACG